GAGATGTGCAAGGACGGTTCAAAGATGGGTATCGGTTGCCCGGAATATGTTCTTCTCTTCCGAAAGTTGCCTTCTGATACCTCACGAGCCTATGCTGATTTGCCGGTGACAAAGAATAAGAGTGAATATTCGCTTGCCCGTTGGCAGATAGATGCCCATGCAAGTTGGAAATCTTCTGGTAACTCTCTATTGAGCTATGAGGACATGAAAGGAGCCGGAATAGATAAGATACGCCATCTGTTCAGGAACTACGAACGTGAGCATATATATAACTACGAGGAACATGTATCATTCGCTGAGGAATTGGAAACATACGGAAAGCTGCCTAAAACGTTCATGGCCGTTGACCCGGTAAGCAAGAAAGATTGGATATGGGATGATGTCACCCGTATGCGCACGCTCAATACCAAGCAGTCGCAGAAGAAACGGCAGAATCATATTTGTCCCCTTCAGTTAGATATTGTCGAAAGATTGATTGAACGGTATTCAAACAGGGGTGAACTGGTGTTTGACCCGTTCGGAGGTATCGGCACCGTTCCCTATTGCGCTATCAATCTGGGGAGGAAAGGTCTGTCAACCGAACTCAATTACGACTACTGGAAAGATAGTCTTTCATATCTGTATGAGGCAGAGATGGAGGTCAGCGCACCCACATTGTTCGACTTAATGAATGATGCCGTATGAACATTCACCAGATAGTTCCCCGTTCGGATTGCACCTCCTTCGCCAAGTGCGGCAAGCACTCACTTGCCTATTGCAGGAGGTACGGTGCGTCCGAATGCGGACCATGTGAAATCGTGAGGAGGAAACCCCGTAACCGGGTGGTGGTTGACGGAGTGGAGCGTAAACTGTGCACCCGTTGCGGTAGAGCACTTCCATTATCCCGGTTCTTCGATAGAATAGCCCGTCGTAACGGTAAGGAATACCATCTGAAAGCGTCATGGTGCAAGATGTGTATGGCAGAGGTACAGAGCGAGCGGAATAGAAAAAGAGAAATGAATTGAGATTAACGTGTGCAAAAAGAAGCCATTTCTGCACATGAAGTATTAACACGAGCGGAAACCGGTGGCTTTTGCTCATAACTGAATAGTAAGGAATTATGCAATACATATTAACAGAACAAGAATATAGAGCTTTAACCCCTATTAGTGAGGTAGATAAACTCAAAGAAGATGTACAGCTTCTGAATGAAAAAGTTATGGAGCTTAGTGAACATCCATGTGGGAGTGATGTAGATTATAGAAGCGTAACTTTTTATTGTGATGATTGCCCGATTGGTGCATTTGGTACTGGTACTTGTACAAAGAGACAACAATATTCTAAATAGTTATGAGACAGACAGTAGAAGAAGCGGCAATGAACTTTGCCAATTATGAATCCAATAATTTAGATAAACTGCCTTTTAAGGTAAAAAATGTGGTCGATTATGACAATGGGCTGACGAGAGGTTTCAAGGCTGGTGCTGAATGGCAGGCAAAGCAATCACCGTGGATAAGCGTAGAGGATGCAATACCTAACGAACTAGCAAAAGGCATGTGTCAAGTGAAATATGTTGATGGTAGTATTGATGAAATGGCAATGCGAGAAGTGAATAAATGGATATATCCCTACATCAAGACTGGATATGTTACTCATTGGAAACCTATCCCCTCATTCGATGAGATACTCGAAGCAAACAAGGATGTACTGGAACGGATTAAGGAGAAAGGAGATTGATTATGGAAAAGAAAGTAAAATTGTGAAATAGAAATTAGAAGTATATTACCAAACTTGGATTCAATATATTATGGACATTTAGTAAGGACGAATAGCTCTATGTGCATGTATTTACAGCATATTAGCAGGCCGCCAATCAACAGCATGAACAAACTACATAAAAGAGGAATTGTAAAACTGAGTATGTAGTTTGCTGAACAGAAATATCTATTCCAACCTTTTTTCCTTTCTCCTAAGTCTTCTCGTATGAGTTTGGCAGTTATAGAACTTCTGTCCCTGTATTTGAGTGTTACTTCCAACGCTTTTCTGATTTTAAGGAGTGTACAACAAATAAATGCTGATATAATAAAGCCTAAAAAAGATAATATTATCAGTATAGTTAATTTATATTCAGCTTGGATAGCATCTCCTAAGAAAATAGCGACTTCTATACTTAGAAAGAGGGTAAAAAACAAAATGAAGTAGTTAAATCTGGCATAAAATATATTCTCTATATGCTTTCTTTCTTCCTCTATTTCTACTAATCTGTGTGGTGCTACAAAATACTTAGATTCATCCGTTTCAGTTTTCATTCGATTTGAGATTAAATTTTTCCGCAAATGTAAATATAAAAAATAATTTATGAAAGCAATAACCATAAAACAACCTTGGGCATCCTTGATAGTCCACGGTATTAAAGACATTGAGAACCGAACTTGGCCGTGTCCTAAGAAATACTTAGGGCAGAGGGTGCTGATTCATTCAAGCGCCGTCCCCGTGGAAATGATTAATCCTAATAGTGTATTTACGAAAAGGCAATGGGATAGCTTTTCACTTGGATTCCAGAGTGAGATTATTTGCGGCAATGGATATGTAAATTCTGCTATTATTGGAAGTGTCGAAATTGTGGATTGTGTTGTGGATTACTCTTCCATCTGGGCAGAGAAAGGAGTTTATAACTGGGTACTGGCTAATCCTATCCTTTACTCCAAACCTATTGAGAACGTGAAAGGGAAACTGTCTTTCTGGGACTATTCCGGTATTAAAGAGGTAAAAATTGAGTGTCCGGAATGTGGCAGTATAGAAATAGCTGTCGAAGATTATACGACGGCTCCGTTCCCGACTTATCTGCATCGATGCAACAAGTGTGACTATGTGATTATGGAAAGTGAGTGGAATGTAATAAAGTAGGATATGGAATTTGATTGGTATTGGTTTGTTGTAACAGTTTTGATAATCTGCGTTACTGTATATAACTGTTTAAATAGCTATTGGAAGCATAAGTATAGGGATGAGAACAAAGGTGACTGATAGATACAAAAAAGGCTATCTATCCCAGACAGCCAATCTTTGTTTAACCTTAATCTAATACTATAAAAAACACATTGCAAAGGTACGGATTTGTGGGAGTTATGCAAATTATGAGCCTTTGTTCAGCCATCTTATAACATGGTTTAGCAAACGGATATGTATGTTAACCATTAACGTAATAGATTTACAAAATTAACAAATAGCCAATGAGTAGAAATGAAACAGTTTGGACTGATGCGAAATGCGCAGCCTTTCGAGTTGAGTTCCTTACCAGTTGTGAGGAACTCTTTTTGTATGCAAAAGCCATCTATTCCGCTATGATGTGGGGTAGGGAGGTGAACGAGAAAAATCGGGTTATTCAGGAAAAGGATAAGTCTGTTAAATAAAAGAAAGAGCCAACCCACGCACGACCATGAATCAGCTCCTCACACGATTATGATGCAAATATACTATTTATATTTAAAATAATCGTGTTATGAAGCTGGATTTTAACAAAATAATTCGTATTAAAAAGATTCGTATTGAGAAATCGGAACTTTCAGAGGAAGAAAATGCCTTGACCGCCCCGATTTTGAAAGACAAAAGCCTTATCCTTGAAATTTACAAAATATTCGTTGAGGTGTTGAATGAAAGGGGATGTCCCCCGAATATTGACAGTGTAACCCAGCGGAAGAAGTTCATTTTCATTATCCTGTACCTATTTTCTCCAAGTTCGCTTGCCGGTGGAAAAATGGCAGCAGGGGTACGTGAGGAGATGTCAAAGGTGCTTGGGGTTCAGTCCAAGAGTACAATTTCCGACAACTGTGCTGATGTCGTGTTTCTCTATCAGAATTATGGGGATTTCAGCGGGGATATAGAGTATCTTTACACCGAAATCGTCAATCGGTTAAGAATCAAAGGGCTAATCAATTAGTTGTGACTTGCTTTCATTTTATTAGATTTGTATGGTTGCAATAAAGCCGGAGTTTAGTGCTCCGGCTCTAATAATTTATATATTCGAGTTCTACATTTGTTTTCAAAAATAGCGCGGTCTTTTATATATGAAGAATACAAATTTGTAGTTTTTTCGCGAGCGTTAGTATATATTTCCTGTCTTTCTTGAAAAACTTTTTTCATTATATCTCTCTTGGCTGTTGTATTTTCGTATACCTCTTTTTTTCTTAACTCAATTTCTATATTTTTTATCATTATTTCCCCATAGGCTTTTTGCAGTATATTTATTTGGTTTACAGTGTCTTTTATTAAATTTATAGCTTCTATTTTAAGTTCATCATCTTCTATGTAAAGATTAAAAAGAGCTTGAGCGCATTTCAGGGCATAATGAGCATTGTCCATATTCTCCATTTCTCGTTCTATAGCTTTATTATCGGTAATTTTCGTAGGAGTTTTAAATATAGAGCTTTCCAAATTATACAAACTTTTTACAAATTCTATGATTGCGTTTCTTTCTTCTGAAATGATTCCATATTGTACATTTGTGAATAATGTTAATTTAGCTTTCAATTTTTCTGTTTCAATAGTAAAGGTATTTTTTACAGATTCAATTTCTTTAGTGATTTCTCCTATATCTTCTTTAGTGGCAAGATTTTTTCCTTTTTCAGTTTCATAAGATTTCTGTTTGGCTATGTATCTCCAAAATAAAAATTGGGTTAATCCTATAGCGAAAGTACAAATACTAATAAGTGAATTTGTATCTATCCAATCCATACCTATTCTCCTTTCTCTATTCTAATTTTCTCTACAATTTGTTCCAGTTCTTCTATGGTACTGGCTTTATAAAAGTCTCCTTTGTGCTGGATAAGGGCAGTGAGTTCGTTATCTTCTCCTTTACAAGTGGAAGAGTTATTTGTTTCGTCTCGGAAGAAGTCAACTATATTGCAATCAATGGCGTCGGCTATTTCTTTCAACTTTTTGTAGGTGGGATTTCCTTGTAAGGTAAGAGTAAGAGTAACTCTATTTACACCCATCTTTTTTGCTACATCCTGAATGGTGTAGCCCTTTTCTTTAATGATGCTTTTTATATCCATTTCAAATGTATATTATAATAAACGGAACAAATATAATATGATAAAATCAATAATGCAATAAAAGTAGCTATTTATTGCATCAAGAAGATTGGTTTATTAATAAATGTGTAATTGTATACCCTTACAATTGCATTTTTACTAATGTTTATTAAACAGCTACATTTTTATCTTTATTCTATTTGAAGTGTAATTATAAACCCATACATTTGCACCATCAGAAACGAAGTAATAACAATTAAAACATATACGATTATGGCAGCATCAGTAATTAAACAAAGAACAATAGAGAAGTTCATCATGTCAGAGTTTGTACAAGGCAATTTGAACACAAAAGAACAAGTAAGCTGTATGCTCATTTTGATTCAAAAGAAGCTGGGTATGTCAGTAGAGCAAGCAAGCGGCTTTATGAGAAACGCAATTGGTATTAACGCTTAAATATACGATCATGGCAACAAAGAAAATTGATGAGAAGAAAACATTGAAGTATGCGGTAGCATTTTACTTCTGTACAACAGGTAAGGTAAGCTTCATGTTAGGTAATAAGATGTATCAGCATATAAACACTGTTTATGACCAAAGAGAAGATGGCAGAGGTTTAATACATGTGAGGTTGTTTATAACTACAAGGCTCAAAAGTACGAGGTTCTGAATGTAGATACAGAGATAGGCAACAAAGAGATTACGGTATTAAATGTTTAATCAGCAGGGCGAAAGCCCTGCATAACCTATAAGAATATGAACCAGCAGAGTAAATATGTAGTTCGCGAATCAATTGAGTATGGTTGCAAGGTTTATGAGGTAGTAAACACTGAAACAGGTAATCGTATCAATTATTTCGCAGATTACGAATTAGCCAAAGAGTTTGCAAGGCGTCAAAATAACACGGCAAAGAAACGTATGGCAGATTGACTGAAGTTTAATCCGGTAGCCTTCGGGCTACCACAATACACACGATTATGGAAGCGGATTTAGTTTTAGTTATCAGCCCCGAAGCCCCACTGATGAAACAACTGGGCAAGGTATTGGGTAAGTTATGTAGTATGTGCGATTTTACCACCATAGAAAGGGGTGAAAAGTACATCACCATACAACATGATGAAACTGGGCTTGTAGTGGCTTATACAAGTGAAGAAAGGTTGAATGTGAAACATTAATATTGTAGATTATGAATCAAGAAAGAGTATTAACCTTTGGTAAATACAAAGGACAAGATATAAAGTACATCATACTTACCCACATAGGGTATATAATGTGGTGCTTTGAGAATATTGACTGGTTTAAACTGACCGATGAAGAGCAAGCATTATATGATGCGATAGCTATAATGATTAAGAGAGAACGCTTACCAATGACTTTTCCGGTTGAAATGATGTACAAGCATATAAAGGACATGGAAGCATTGGGAAGGTTAAAAACACCGTTTACATTCAATGGAGAATATACATCCTACAAAGTGTCTGAAAAGGATAACCCTGTATGTAAAAGTATTGAAAAATACAGAATATGTAAAACATATAGACCCAGAACACAAGAATACTCATCATTTGGAGACCTGTCATTAGGAGATTTGAGTGGCTTTTCACATAGTATGAATAAAGAAATAGAACGTGCTCGACTTAATTGTGAGAATGATGAAGATATATTTGGTGGATGGGGTAGTATGAATGATTATAAGGATTGAAACCTAAAAAACATATATCTTATGAACTCAATAAACAAGAATGGTTGCAGCGTATGCCAAACTGGTAAAGAGAATTACACTACCTACAACACCAGGTTGAGAGGAAAAAGAGTGAGAATGTACCAGTACGACTACCGTACTGATAGCGGTGAACTTTTTTCTTGTTGTGCGCCTACCTTAGAGGCATGTAGAGAAAGACGTGATAAATGGCTTAGTTCACGACAATAAGCCGATTGTCGTGTATAACAATTGAAGATATTTCGTTATCTTTGGTTGTGGTAGTACCTTTGGGGTACTATCGCGGGGTAGAGCAGTGGTCAGCTCGCTACTTTGACTTGGTAGAGGTCCGGGGTTCGAATCCCTGCCCCGCAACTATGATTATTAACTTTTAAATTTACACGATTATGAACATTTTGACGCTTAGTATTAAGCAAAAGTATTTTGATGAAATCTTGGCCGGTAAGAAAACTCACGAATACCGTGAAATCAGGCCTACCAACGCAAAGAAGTATATCACCTACCTTTGTGGTGGTAAAGAATATCCGGCTGATGCAGAATTACCTGAAGAAGGTGAAGTTGAGTTGAAGCCAATTCAGTATGATGCCATCAAACTTCTTACAGGTGCTTATACAGGCAAACGCCCTTATATCGTTGTTGAGGTAAAGGCGGCAGAAGCGGTTATCCTTACTGATGAAAACGGTAACGATATTATTTACGAGCATCAAGGTGAAGAGTATTTAGCTGCTCAAATTGATTACACGTTGGGCAAGATATTAGAGAAACATATAGATTGATTTGTTTAACTTTTAAAATTAGAAAGCAGAGTCGCAAGAAGAATTAACAGAGTAGCCGGGCCTCGCAGAAATATGAATGGTGCAGGGGCAGGTGGTAGATTGGTTGCCAATCGTAGAGGTACAGCAAGTGCCACACAGTTAGGATCACGCAGACAGCGTTACAGTGATCTTCGTACTTCATTTGGTTTAAGCGGTGGTTAGCTATGAGCAAGGTAGAACAAGCGAACCGGTATATAGACCTCATTCGGGTAAAATCGAATGAGGCTTTACTGTTTTTATCACTTGGTAAGGATTCGCTTGTTCTGCTTGATTTAGTCTATCCAAAGTTTGACCGGATTGTTTGCGTGTTCATGTACTTTGTCAAGAATTTGGAGCATATTAACCGTTGGATAAACTGGACTAAAGCTAAGTATCCGAAGATAGAGTTTGTTCAAGTACCACATTGGAACCTTACTTATATTCTCCGTGGCGGTATGTATTGTGTGCCAAATCCGAAAGTAAAGCTATTGAAGTTGGCAGATGTGGTAAAGGCTATGCAGCTTACTCATGGAGTTTATTATACATTCTTGGGCATGAAAAAAGCTGATGGTATGAATCGTAGGCTTATGTTGAAAGGGTATGAGGTAAACGGTTACGAGAATAACGGTATGGTTTATCCTTTGGCTGATTGGACACAAAAGGATATTCTTGCTTATATGAGGCAGCACAATTTACCCGAACCAATTCGATATTCATTGAAAGCCAGTTCGGGAGTAGGTTTCAATCTTGATTGTATGCTTTGGATGGAGAAGAATTACCCGCAGGATTTACAGAGAATTTACAAAGTTTTCCCGATGGCTGAAAGAGTGCTTTGGGAGTATCATAATCAACAAAAGTAAGGAGGAAAGCCGAGTTAGAAGAAGAACAAAAACAGCAGAAGAAATAGGAAGACAAACGATGCGTGCTCTTGCTGCTAATAATCAAAATGTATCACGTGGTGGCATAAATAGACAAGGTAGAATACTTCGTGCAAATGCAGGTGCATTGCTTCCTATTTATCAAAGACAAGGAAATAGAGCCGCAGTAAATGCAATGCGTTCACGTTTGGGGTTAACTAATGGATGATATGGAACTAAGTAAATACATAAAGAGTGAATCGGTGGAACTTAATCGTTCTGCCATTCACTTTGCGGATTATAATCCCCGAAAACTATCTGATGAATCACGTAAGACACTGAAACGTGGCATCAAGAAATTCGGATTGGTAGGTGGAATAGTTGTGAATAAGCGTACAGGTCTTACCGTAGTCAGCGGACACCAGCGTTTGTCTGTCATGGACGAATTACAAAAGTTTCCCGATAACGACTATCGCATTCGTGTCGATGTCATTGACGTGGACGAACAGCAGGAAAAGGAGTTGAATATTCTAATGAACAACCCTAATGCACAAGGTTCTTGGGATTTTGACGCTCTTGCCCGTATTGTTCCTGATATTGACTGGAAAGATGCAGGATTGACGGATGCCGACTTGAATATGATTGGGGTTGATTTCCTTTTGCAGACCGAAGAAGAAAGCTCCATTGCTGACGAACTGGAAAGCATGATGTCGCCTGTAACAGAACAGAAAGAAGCCGATAAAGCCGCCAAGCAGTTGGAACGTGCCGAAAAGGTTGCCCACATGAAGGAAGTCAAGCAACAGGTAAAAGAAAACGCACAGAAGCAAGTCGAGAACATGGATGCCTATGTGATGTTGTCCTTTGATACCTATGAAGCTAAAGCCGCTTTCTGCGAAAGGTTCGGGTATGATCCGGATATGAAGTTCATAAAGGGAGAAGTATTTGATGAACAAGTAGAAAGAATAGATTAATTATTGGGAGGAAAGCTGAGTTAGAAAGAAAACATATAGCCAGTTATATCAGCAGTCCAGACGAATAATGTACAACGCTGGAAGGCAATACGGGTTAGGTTCTGCAAGACAAAGAAACATAAGGGATAGAACGAAATCTATAATGGGAAGATATGCTGAGAAAATAGATAGCTATTTCTCAAAAAGAGGAGTTGATGTCTATGGAAACAAGCCAATTTCTCGCCGTGTATATATGGGTAACAATAACGGTTAAAATTATGATTGGCGATTTTATACTTTGGATAAAGAATGTTCTAAAGCAAAACCTGTTTTGTGTTCATCATTATGTTTGGAAAGGTAGTGTGATGTTCTCTGAGTTCAGGTATGAACAATGTGAGAAATGTGGAAAATTAAAGAAGTAATATGAGCAATAGTGAATCTCAAAATAGAAAAGGTAAAGGAGGAAGAAAGCCAAAGTTTGATTATACAAGCGAGGACTTTCTTTCTCTCGTGGAATCGTATGCCAAAAAGGGATTCACTGACAAGGAAATAGCCTATGCCATAGGGATTTTACCACAAACTTTCTGCGAAAAGAAAAGTGAGTACACCGAAATATCCGAAGTCTTAGCGCGTGGGCGCGCGACAATCAATGCCACTGTAAGGGCTAAATTCCTTGCAATGGCTCTCGGTGGCATAAAAACCAAAAGCACCGTGGTAAGAAAGCTCCGTGATTCAGAGGGAAATTTGACAGGTGAGGACGAATTACAAGTTAGCGAAAGCGAGTTAGCTCCAAATTTGCAAGCAATGTCCGTTTGGCTGTATCACCACGATGAGGATTGGAGAAAGATTGAACGTCGACAAGATGAAGATGCTGATATTCCAACAGACATAGAGCACGGCATCAACATTGATTCCTGGATTAAAGACAAGCTGAAATGATAGTACCTCAAGAAATTTACCATCCATTATACGAGGATAAGGAAAAATTTATAATTCTTATCACCGGTGGGCGTGGTAGCGGAAAGTCTTTCAATGCTTCTACCTTTATTGAGCGGTTGACTTTTGAAATGACTCCCGTAGAGAAGATAGTTCATCAGATTCTTTACACCCGTTACACGATGGTTTCTGCCGGTATGTCTATCATCCCCGAAATGATGGAGAAGATAGATTTGGACGGAACCACGAAATATTTCAAGACCACAAAGACGGACATAGTCAATAAGATGACTAAGAGCCGTATCATGTTCCGGGGTTGTAGCTAACACTTGAAAAGGGACCCGGAACAACATTTAAAAAGTGCCCCACCCATGGGTATGTTTAACCGAACAAAATTGGTATATTCATAAAAACCAATGGCGTTCATAATATGTACCACATGGAAGAAAGAGATTCCATAATTCTCGCCTATAGGCGTGACGGATTGAGCATCCGTGAGATCGCCCGTCGTAACGGCATGAGCCGCAAGACTGTACGCAAGTATCTCCGGGCTTTCGAACAAGCGGTCGGTGACAACCCCGATGCGGAAGCAATGGACACGTACCTGCAGCAGCCGGTGCGCTATGACAGCAGCAAACGTGTCCGCAGAGTGATGAACCAGCAGGTGATGGAGGCGATAGACGGCTTCATGGCCCGCAACCGGTCTAATGCCGCGGCCGGATTGCGCAAGCAGCAGATGCGCAAGATTGACATGTGGCGCCGGTTGCGCGATCAAGGCATAGAGATTGCCTATTCGACGGTATGCCAGTATGTCCGTGCATTGGAAGTGGCGGTGTCCGCTCCAGCCAAGTCCCCGGCGGCGTTCATCCGCCAGGAGTATGAACCGGGGTTCCGGTGCGAGTTTGACTGGGGCGTGCTGACACTTTGGATTGCCGGTGTCAAGACGAAGCTGCACATGGCCGTGTTCACGATGAACCATAGCAACCTGCGGCGGGCATACCTGTTCTCCCGCGAGGACACGTTGGCCCTGATGGAAGCACACCGCAACTGCTTCCGTGCTTTGGGGGGCACGCCGCAAGTAATGGCCTACGATAACATGCGGGTGGCCGTCAAGAAGTTCCTTGGACAGGAGCGCGAACATACCGATGCCCTGCGCCGCATGGAACTCCACTATTGTTTCACCCCTCATTTCTGTAATCCGCGTTCGGGATGGGAGAAAGGTAAGGTGGAGCGTTCGGTGGAACATATCCGCCGGCGGGCTTTCGCCTATGATGTCCGTTTCGGTTCGCTGGAGCAGGCGCAGTGTCATCTTGACAAGGTCTGTGACAGGCTCAACGGGGAGGCTTCCAACATGTCTGCGCAAGAGAAGAAGGAGCGCGTACAGGCCGATATTGCGGCTTTGCGGCCGCTTGACCACGGTGACATGGGCTGCTTTGAGCAGCGGCATGCCCGTGTCGGGAAGTATTCCACCATTACCGTCGATGGTGTGCATTACTCTGTGCCTGACCGGCTTGTCGGTCGGGAGGTACCCATAAAGATGTATTCCGAGCGTATTGTCGTGCTTGACGGTCGCGACAAGGTAGCCACGCATGTACGCTCCCGGCGTCTCGGTGACTGGTGTATCGACCTGATGCACTATCTGGGCACGTTCCTTCGCAAGCCTGCGGCGTTGGGACGATCCACGGCCATGCGACAGGTACACCCGGACGTGGCGGCACTGTTTCGCAAACATTTTACGGATTCTCCCAGATCGTTTGTCGAACTGCTCGTGTTTACCCGTGACAACCAGCGCACTTATGCCGACATACTGGCTGCGGCAGACCGTCTGTCCTCCCGGGGACTCAAACGCCTGTCTTCCGAACAATTGAGCGCCGAGATGCTGGCCAGTGACGGCAATGGAACCGCAAACGTCCGTCAAGACGCGGCCACCCTGACCCCGTCCGATCCACAACAGACCGCCATTGAAGAATCGGCCTCACAGACATTGGACACACTTTCGGCGATGATCGGATGTGGCGCCACACAACAACCTGTAAACAAAGTTACCGTCTAA